ACCTACCGCACAAAATGTTTTAAATTTAGGGCTATAAGCAATAGAACGAAGTGTGCTGGTTGTCTGACTATCAGCTTTGGTCCAGGTCATACCGTTATCTGCGCTGAATGCAATTCTACCAAGGTCACCGATGGCAATAAACTTTCCATTACCATAACATACTTGATTCCAAGTGCTTCCTGGCCAACCAGTAACACCGGGTGTCCATGAAATACCATCTGTGCTGGTAAACACACTGTCATAAGTGCCCACAGCCACCCAACCACCATTACCATAGGCTACCCCATTGGGTGAAGTCAATGTTGTTGTAGCAATGGTCCATGTGCTGGCATTGTTGTTGGTTCTGTTGCTATATAATATTTGTTTATTATTTGTATCCACTACCGCGGCTCTAAAACTGGCAAAACTTTGGTCAGCTAGGTTGCTTGCGGCCTGTGTAAATTTAGCATTAGACGCACTGTATTCAATGGTCGCAGGAATAGGATCTGTAGTGTTTGTTAGACCATTGGGAAATGCATTGTATTTTAATATACAGGCACTGGTAGCGGTAGCCGAACCCACACCACTTTGTCCTAGGTTAAGAAATAAAGCATCGGCAATACTGCCTGTGCTGTAAAAGCATACCTGTTTAGCATTGCTATAACCTGTAATTGCATTACCACCGACCTGATAACTTGCACCTGGAGTATACAATGCATCGGTTGTCCAAACAGTATTGTTGGATGGGAAATTATCAGTGCGACCTTCTATACCCCAGATATAAGTTTCACCAACATAATTTCCACCACTGACCAAATCAGCACTAGACCAATAGACTAGACCACTGCCAGGGAAGGTTGCACTTTGCACTGATAGGCCATCTGATAAGGCCACCGGTGATGCATTATATCCATTAATATCAACAAAGTTTTCAGCGTCTCGACTTCTAACAGCAACACCTGTAGAACCAAGACTACCTGTGATTAAAAACATACTTTGGTCAGTTAGATTAGGATTGGCTAGATCACTAATGGTCCAAGTTACGCTGTAAAAATTCTCATTAGGGTCTGGTGGACGAATAGGCTCAAGGCTGATAGTAACTGTGCCTTGACCATTATCTGGACTGATATAGATGCCTGGACCTGCCACAATTTGTAAAACAGAATTGACCTGTGCCACTGTGCTTGATCCTATGTGTGTAACATAATTGTCAATGCCACCACCTGCATAATTAGGACTGCCTGAATATTTTATTGATAGATTCTGTTGACCAATATCAGCCGAAGTTAATGTTCTAGTATAGGTGGCCTGATTGGTCGCTGTATTGAATGTAGGTGCGGCCAATACCTTGCCATCACCATCCGTAATAATAGCAGTTGGGTTTAACCAATTGGTCACTGGAGGGGCATTGTTTATTATAAACGTAGTGGTATTAAATTTGTCTGTTTGATTTGCCATCTATATCTCCATTAAGTGTCCATTGAACCACTGTCATTTGATGCCACTGAATAATCATTAAAATTACTACTATCATCTAAATTAGGTTGTGGAGTTGCATCAGCAACAACCACTTGAGTATCACCAGGTTGTGGATTATCTGTAGGTTGACCTGTGCTGGCATCTAATACCTTAGGAGTAACTGTAGGTGCCATGATTCCAGGATCAATTCCTTGGTCATTACCTGGTGTTGCTGGATTAGGTTGTAGCCACTTAGGTAATATACCATTGAACCAACCTTGATTCCAACCATAGCCTAGACCCAATGCACCTATACCTGCGGCCGCTAATCCCAATGTGCCGGCAAATCCACTACTGTTACTGTTAGAGTTAGTTGCTGGTGGAACAACTTTACTACCAGCAATAGTTCCATCCAATGTTTGACTACCATAGACCACAGTGCCACTTGAACTCCAAGATACCAATTGACTTGCTGTAGAAAAACTTGAATAGCTGTTAGGTCCTTCTGCTCTGGTCACCCAATAATAATTGCCTGTGGGGAAATTATTAACCTGTATCTGTTCATAAAATACTGTGGTTGTGCCAGTTCCAACATAGTGTGGATATAATGTTTGACTGTTATTTGTATCAGCCGCATAATATTGTGTTTCATATAAAACAAAGTTATTGGCGCTGAATGTTGATGTAGTTGAACTATACCAAAATTCCATACCTGTAACATTACCATATTGAGGAATATTAGCTTGAATAATCAGCACACCTGTTGATGTATTGCTTAAATCCTGTCTAAAAATTGGAGCATCAGGTTGACTGATATAATTGGTAGCTGTTAATAGACCAAATATATCCGGTGTTGGATAGAATGTGTCAGGTTGATAATAAGCAGGATTGGTTAGATCATAAGTTTCATCATTATAGGCCTGTGCTGTAATCATCACACTTAGGAATCCTTTATCATCCTTGGCTTCTTTGATCTGTGTGACCATAAATGGTTTACCCAATAAGTATAAACCATTATATGTGCCTGGAACCCAACCATACCATTCATGTTGAACAGCAATGATATCTCCAGCATTAATTTGTATACCACTGTAATCCATTGAGAAGTTAATGATCAAGTCTTGACGACCAAACCACATTTTTCTATAGCCTAGGTATGTGCCTTGAATAGGATCACTAACCATAGGATAATTAATATCTACGTTGTTTTCAGGTTCATGTGGTGATTTAAGATTTGCTGATAACCAATAATATCTATAATCAGTTTGTCCAATAATATCTGCATTAGGGAAACTAACAGTGATCTTATTAGGCGATCCTTTTAGGTCGGTTGGCACTAGATTAATACCGCCTATGATATTATCCTGTGTGACCACAACCACGGAGCTGGTTGATAATCCTTTTTGTCCGATACTTTGATTTAATACCACACCCCATTGTGCGTCACGTTCATCCCACTGTGGCCAACCATCTACTGCATCAGTTAATGTGCCTAGGTTGGTTAGACAGTCTTGTGTGGTATCAACAATACCATTGTGCAATAAGGTAAAGGTCTGAGTGGTTCCATCTGTGGCCACAATGGCACGTGTCTGTGTGCTGATCGAACTGACCACAGCTAGACTGCTGGTGTTTACGTTTTGAGGTAGAACCGCACATCCATAATTTGTATCGGTTAGATAATCATATATAACTTGACCTGCATCCACATGTCCTTGAATACTGTAGGATAACATGGAATCAGTTAGGCCACTTGAATTGCTTAGGTTTAGGATTTTAGCCTTGAGACTGGATGGTGCACTGGTTACAGCATTGGCCGCATTATAATCCAATCGTAAGATAGCAAACACACAGTTTTCCATCTTCTTGCTGGCATCCCATAATAGCTCTTGTGGAATACCTGCATTACCTATATTTGCGCTGTCATATAATCCGCCTGGGCCTAATATCTGAAAGGCGGTCAATGAAGATGTGGCAGTGGTTTGTGTTTCTGTGCCATTATTAGGAATGCTGTAACATTGGTGCTGAACACCAGTTGAAGTTGAACCATTGTTAAAGAACCACATGGCCACGTGACCAGCTGGTCCTTGTTCAACAATACCACCTACCTTACTATTGCGTTTAGGTTTAGTCCACCAACCCACAATTTCAGCACCATCGGTTGAATTGGCATCAAACATTAATAATTTATTGTTGAACCAAACTTCATCAAAGTGAATAGTCGAGATTCCATTTTTTTCACAGAATGCAATTACATACCACATGTGTTGTTGGTCAACTGATAGGATGGCATCGACAATAATACCATCCACATAGGTATTGCCATAGACCACCGGCAGTTTATTATCCGTATATGGTGGTAATAAGACCTCACCACCGGCAGTTCCTTGTGCAGGTTGCTTAGGTTGTAATAATTGTGCTAGGGCATAGGCAGTGGCCAAACGAACCGCAAATGATACGGCAATGCCTGCAAATGAATCTGCGGCTATTCCTAAGACTGGTAATATGAGTGCGGCTGGCATTATCTACTCCAAGTTTCTTCTAATTTCTTAAACCCAAATCTTTCATAATTTAAGTCCGGACTTGAGACCATTTTGCTCAAGGTATAGTATTTTATTTCACCACCACGCTTCATGAATTCACAAGTGTCAATATAACCTTTTAACAGTTTATAACCAGCACTTCCACCACGAGCATCAGGATTAACCCAATAGCATAATTCATTCATGCAATAAATGGTATGATCCCATATGTTGACATTCTTAATGGCAATCAACATACCATCTAAACTGCCGGCAGGGTTTTCAGCAACAAACACAAGACCGCGTTGTTCATTGAATATCTTATCTAAAATTAATCTAGCAGTATCATCACCAATGTCATGTAACAATTCTAGTGGACTAGATTTCTTGTATTCATGAAGCATGCTGATAATCTGTTCTAGGTCTTTTTCTGTTCCTTGTCTTATCATAACGGTAAACCAAAGTTAAAGGTTGTGTTACTAATGGCCTGCACACGATCCATTCCTGAATCATAAAGCGGGTTGGTAGGATTACCATTGCTGTCATAATTAGGATTAATATTTGTTCCACCTAAGGTATTCCAGCTTGTGCCATTAGTATGACGCCCAGCAAATCTATTTTCTAAAACTGTTTTAAATGAACTACACTGTAGGGTTAGGACGAACGTATCAACCTGTCCCTGCCGATCTTCATTAATATGATAACTGGTAACAATACCAGTGTATCGTAATTGAGGTGCATCAAGTAGTTGATAATTGTTTCCATAAAAACCTCTCCATATTTCAATCTTACTGCCTTTTAATCCACTGTGGAAATTGTTAGGAATAGGATTATTATCGATATCGTAATTTTGTCCAACTTCTAAAATTTGTCCAACCTTGGTTTGATCAATACCGACTAGGCTAACCTGTGTATCATAACTGGTAGCACTGATATCACGTTGATGACCACTAACACTTAATAATCCACCTAAGGCAGTGAATGTGCCTGTAAATGCACTACCACTAAAGGTTTCAGTCTGATAGCTGTTGGAGAAACAATAGGTAACTCCAGTTGAAGTGGTTGGATTATAAACAGTCACACGCACAAACTCACAGTCAATGATGCCTGTGGCAGTGCTTAGGTAATTGGTTATGGTTGTGCTTAGATTACTCATAATTAGAAAAAGGCATAGTAGGCCGGATTCGAAACATATCCGGTGTATTCATACAATTTAAAATCACTGCTCCAACTAATTATCGCATTCTTACCACCAGGTGATAATTTATAGGTTGGCATGTTAGGACAGAACATTTGGAACTGACATTGGTTGCCTACATTAATAGTAGATCCAATTAGGGGTTGACCTGTAATGGTGCTGATAGTGGCAGTGCCAATCCAATTAGGTCTATGTGTGGTCACTGTGATCTGTTGTTGCGTATTTGCCTGACTAACAACATCATATCTAACGGTAAATGGGAATGGGAAGCCCTGTATCTGAATAAAGTCACCAGCACGGAAGATAACCTCACCACCTGTGATTGTTTTAGGAGGCAGGGTCAAGGTTAATTGATTGCCCACAAAATTTGTCACTGTTGTGGCATTTAAAATAGCATAATTAGGTGTGCCATCTATGTTTAATACACCACCTTGATAGGCAAATAGATAACCTAGGCCTGCGCTGGCTGTTTTGCCAACCCATTGCGTGTTACCTTGAACCATACTGGTGGTGCCTGCATTGAAACTGATGATCTCCGGAACTGATTTGTCCAATTGATCTATTGCTTCTAACAAGGCACGGTTCTCACCATATTGAAGTGCGGCCGGCAGAGTAATGGTAAACTTCCACGGATTGCGTGTGGGAGTTTCACTGGTCTTGGCTGTTTCACTTCTGGTATATTGAACACCTACTACACGGCGACGATCTATCTCCAATGTTTCAGCATGGTTTATAATTGTTTGTAATGACATTATCTTGTTCTCATCGGTAATTCACGACGTGCTTGCTCTGTCATGGCAAACATGGTCATGCGGTTTTCTGCAAATAGTTGTGCTACTGATTTGGCATCAATAGCGTTGATGTTATAGGTATGATTGGTCTGACCACCTAACATATCTGCTGTTTGGTTGGCATTGGTCACTGCGGCTGGACCACGAACTAATTCAGGTCCTTGTTCACCCACTAGACCAAACTGTCCTGCTGGTATAGAACCGCCCATAGCATGTCCACCACCAAATAAGCTGTCTAATAATCCACCCGATGATCCACCAGCACTAGAACCCATAAAGGCTTTTAATGCTTGGCTTTCCATAACACGGACTTCCCAACGGATAAAATCTTCAATCATCATATCCGTCATAGATTTAAATGATAGTGTGCCAGTTTTAGCAAAATTAACAAATGCATCTTCAATACCTTTAGTCATAGTATTGAATTCTGTTGTTACTAATTCAGCGGCGTTACCTGCACTTTCAGTAAATTTATTGATAGAACTGATTAGACCTGTTGAAGCCAATCTAGAATATTCATAAAGGCCCTGCTGTGATTTTTGTTCTTCTGCAGTTATCTTGGCCCAACGATCTTTTACAGCATCTAATTGTGCTTGGACATCTGCTGGCACATTAAACAAGGGATTGGCCGCATTGGTAGCACCTAATAATTTTTCTCTAAGGGCCGCAGTTTCTTTTATGGCTTCTTGTTCATTTTTATAACGGATCTCTTCTTGTGCACCACCTTGAGCCCCTAATAATAATTTTGCCTTGGCATCGTTTAATTCACTTAATTTTAATTCATTGCTAAGTCGTTCTTTTAATAGTTCTATAGTTTTAGCTTGGTCTGCATCAGCGTTTTGTCTAGCTTGAGCTGATTTAGTTTCTCCATCGATTTCAGTTTGATAGATATCTGCTAGAGTTTTTTTCAATTGCTCAAAAGCTCCGCGTTTGTCTTTGGCCGCTTGACTATTACCTGTGACCTTGCTTTCTTCTTCGTTAATTTTCATTAACTCATCTTTATATTTGAGAGCAAGTTCAGTAATACGTTTTTGAACTTCTGTTTGTTGGACACTCTGACCAATTTGGCTGGTAGCTAGATCATATTGAGCTCTTTGATTTTCAATTAAATTTTTCCAGGCCGCCGCACGAGCATTAATAGCATTGACTTCACCTTGCCAGGCCGCCGTAACTGCAGGATTTTTACCTCCACCACTTGGTCTGCCTTGTGCAACATTCATTGCTTCATCTAAGGCTTTTCCTTGATCATACAAAATTTGGACTTGTTTCTGCTGTTCTGCAGACATAGCCATATAACTTTTAACAGCGGCAGGTCCTAATGCTGTTAAAGCATCTTGGAATTTGTGTATTTTTTCAATCTGTTGATCTTCGCCAGCATTTAGATCTTCTGAATGCAATAATAAAAATAATGCTCCAGCAACTTTTGTTATTACTCCGACAACTGCACCTGCTGTGGTTCCTAATTTGGCTAAAGCAGTATCTGCTAGGGCTATTCCTCCTGCCACATTTCTCCAAGCCATGGCCATGGTATTAAGAACACTGGCGCCAAAGTATAAACTAAAGGCTGTGCCTGCTATGGTAACAATTTTTTCAAACTTATCAAAATCTGTGTTTAGACTATTAATAAAATCTAAAATATGTGATTTGTCTAATAGATTGACAAAGGCAATTTGTAATTTTTCTGTAGCTTCTTGTATCTTGATTTGAGCTTCTTGACCTTTGCGTAGGCTTTCTGCATATTTGTTGTATTCATCTGTTGCAGAAGCAGTTCCGGCCGCTATTCCTGCCCAATTGATATTTCTAGCACCTTTACCTAGGGTTTCAAATGCCAAAGCATTACGCTTGACAGGATCTTCCATGTGCGCCAATTTATCAATGACTTTTTGCAGGGCTTCATCTGTGTTAAGATTAGCCATATCACTGAATGTGAAACCTAGTTTCAATAAGGCTTCTTGTGCTTTGGCACTACCATCACGAGCACCTTGTAAGTTTTGGTCTAACTTACTAAGGACCATTCCAAGTTTTTCAGCATCTCCGCCATTCTTAATGAATGCTTCTCGCAATTGAAGCAAGCGAGGCACAGTCATATCATTGGCATTAGCTAGATCAACTATGCTTTTAGAAGCTTCTAATGCATGTTTGGCAAATTCAACAAAGCCAGCACCAAGCAAAACAGTTTGAAGGGTTTCCATTTTACTTTTAAGCCCTTCAGCGGCTTTACCCATAGTTTCAAAGCCTTCCTTACCTTTAGTGGTAGTCTCTTTGATTTTAGAGGCAAAGCCATCTAACTTACTGCTGATTTCTGTTAATTTTTTTAATATATCACTGTCATCTAATGTGACAACAATATTCACATCACTTGGGCCTGCCATTATCTTCTCCTACTCAATTGTTGGACTATCTGTGGAATAAGTTTTTTAGCGAATTCTTTAGTAGGTTCGCTCATACCAATTGGAGCTTGTTTACTACCACGCATCTGTCCATCACGGAAACCACGACCTGTATCTAACACAGCCGCATAGGGATAGTTTGCTTGAATTGCTTGATTACTGTCTAATGAAGTATTTGCTTTGGCATTACCGGTGGCAATAGGAGTTAGTTTAACGAATTCATCATAGATTTTAGGCATAGCTAATTTTTTAATCTGTTTGAGATCATTCAATTTAGCTCGAAAACTAAAATCAGTAATTTTCATTTCTATGCTCATTGGCCTCTTACCCTTTTTATAGCTTCTAACATAACTTCTTCTTTGACTTCTGGAACTATTCCATGAGCCTTATTTTGTTGCATTTTTTGATAACTCATTGCCAAATCAGCAATTTGTAAATCAAATGTTGTGGCTCTGTTCATTACTTCGCTAGGCAGAAGACTATATCTTTGTCCTAAGGAATCTAAAGTTACTGCCACATAAACTTCAAATCCCTGGGGATCATAATCCCCGCCTGTTATTTTCCCAAGATATCAATAATCTTATTAATAACTTGCATTAACACAGGTCCTGGTAATGAAACATCATCGACCATCAACGGTTGACCAGATTCATCAAGGACCAAATTTTTAACAGTTTCTAAAATAACACCATAATCTTTACCTTGGCTACCTGCAATCTTTAAAAACACGTCCATAGGTTGGCGATCCCATGTCCAAAAGTCAAGGGGTTCTCCATACTCTTTGACAATATCTTCATCGTCAATAGTGATTTTAATTAGTTGGGGTTTTGCGGCTAGTTGTTTGAGTTCCATATCTTTATATCCTTGTTTTCAAATGATGAATCAATGCTAGAATAAATTTTTGTCTATTCAAAGCCTTTTCCAAATCCTGTTGGGCATGTTGTATTTCAGAAATAGTCTTTGCGACTTCGCCCTCTAATCCCTGAAACAAATTTTCTAATGAGTGATCATTAAAGTTCATAACATCATATCCTCTTTAATATTTACAAAAGAAGGGGGGAACCCCTAGAGATTCCCCTATCTTTCCGTCAAATTAGATTAACTAACTTGATTGTAGTTTCCATCAACTTCAATTACTAATGGTGATAACCAAACCGGTTGATCTGGTGTTACCTTAGGAGCTAAGTTTGCTAAGAAACCTGTTCCTGTTGTAACGTGAGCAACTGATGTGCCACCTCCCCATTGGAATTGGAAATAGATGCGATCCTTGTTATTACTTAGACCTAACAGACCTTTTGAACTATTGCTTCCGCCTACTGTGGTAGTGAAAAAGGTTGCATCGTCAAGAACGATGTTAAAGTTCAAACTGTTTGTTGCTGGTGTTGTAACAACTGAACGACTTGTGCTGTCCAATTGCACCCAACGGAATGTGCCGTTACTGTTGGTAACAGTGATATCCTGTAATGCTGGAACTGCGATTACGTTGGTCGTAGTAGATGTCCAACTACCAATTGTTGCAAGACTGCTTGTGCTTGCAGAAATTAATAGCGAGACAAAATTACTAGGACTTGACACGTTTAAATTTGCCATTTTATTTTCCTTTATATAACTTGTAATTGTGTGAGATCAAAAATGATTTTATATCTTTCTGAGTTCTTCACATACTGCTGTTCTATGTTCAACTCACGTTGGAAATATCCACTAAACAGACTGTTGTCTAATGTAGTGTAGAATAATCCCAGCAGATTAGTCACAAACGGATTAACCTGCTGGCTTACCACATACATTTCAACTCGGTCTTTGACATAGTAGATCTTACCACCTGTGTTGATACCTTGCGTGTGGATATTTCTTTCAGCTTCATATACACGAGCCACATAGATTCCTTCACTGACTTTGTTTTCGTCACTGGGGAATTCTGTAAAGACTTCTACCAGGCTTGTTCCAGTGGTCACTGACTTGGCTGAATTAAGCACTGATATAACATCTGTTGCTGTGAATAATGGCATTAGAATACTCCCCTATCTTTCGCCATGGCGATTTTCATACGCTTACTATGTCTTTTTAGATTTTCAGGATTGGAGAAATAGATTTTCATCTTTTCACTCTTTTTCCTTTTAGTCTCTTCAGACAAAGTTTTGCCTATGTTAGCCGCTCTGAGTCTTTCTTTTGTTTCAGGACGATTCATAGCTTTAGTTATTGAAGCACTAAGGTTTGCCTTGTGGGCAACTGAAAACTTTTTGCCAGAATTTGCCATTCCATTGCCATTGGTTTGATTAAACGATCTAGGATCATTAATTGCATCCGCTAACTCTAAAATTTCAATTTCTAACATTCTCATTTCCTTGGCATTTCCTAACGCTATGATTTGTCGTTCCCAATCCTGTGGGTTAGACTCAATAAGCGGTTTCACTACTTTGCTGGAACAAATATATCCATCTTCTGGGTGACATCCTTTTGCTGTGCGTGAACCTACATACCAATTTAATGTTGGTTTGTGTGTCCATTTATAAACAAAAGCAGTCATATATTTGTCCTTAGAAGTAACGACGATCGCCTTCAAACACGTTAACGTCAGCCAACCAATCTTGTTGATAAGTGCCAACGAAACCAATGTTTTTCATATCATAGAAATAACTTTCTTGTTTGGCTTTTTCCCATTCCTCTTCAAAGCGTTTGCGGGCAAAGTTTAAGTTGGCCGCATCTTTCTCATTGATGTTACTGTTGTCAGTTACCAGGGTTCCATAAAATATTTCTATGGCCTTGTAAACTTCTAATTGTATCAAAGTCTGATTTTGCTTGGCAAGTTGTCCCGGATTGAATGCTGTCATAGTGATGCCCTGTGCAGGACCTGGAACATTTTGAGAACCAGTCTGATTAGGACCACTAGGTGAATATTGAGGAGTGCCTGGTTGCGCACTGGTATAATAGTAAGCACCTATGGTGCGTTCTACATACAAGGGCCACCAGCCAAATTCCAACATATTCAGCAATTCAATATTAGCCTTGGGAAACAAGACAGTGTTCAGGTAGGCGTTTTGATCCCCTTCAAAGGTTTCATCACTTTGAACTACCTGTTCTATCCTACGATAAGCCGCACGGTCATAGAACTGGACATCGCTAGGTTGAGCTAGGGATATTTTATTGACACCAACAGTCGGAACACCATATCTATCATAGGTGATCTGTAGTGTAGGGTCAGTGTATGCTAAAAAACTCGTTAAGGCCATCTTTTTTCTCCGTTAATTGGGGATGATTAGTCCCCACCCGCTTTAACTATTTGCAGATCCAGCGATAAAGATCGCGCAACCACGTTCTTGTGATACAACAGCAGAGCCAAAATAGCCCAAGCCAGTGATCCAAGTTTGTAAGCCGCCGTCCTTGTCACCCATAGAAATGTCAAGACCCTTGATCATTACAGTGGTAATAGCTTGAGGACCATAAGCCGCACCAACGTGAACGTTAGTAGAAGTTGTGCCGTCAAGTGTTTGAACACTGTTCTGTAGGAAGGTTGAGAACATAACTGTGCAACCATAAAGGTTACGCAACATACCAGTAGCCAATAGCTCATCACCAAGTGCTGTTAAACCAGCGTTGATGCTAGTTTGACCACCACCGTAGTTAGCACCATTGAACACAGCACCGCCAGTTAATTCTGTTAACAAACGATTTTCTTCGTCTGGTCCTAGAACAACTATTGGACGTCCTGGGTTACGTGCTTCACGCCATTTCTTGATAATGTTACGAATCAATTGGCTGATGTTTACAGCTGAAGTGCCCGCGTTTACAGTAGATGTAGAACCGCTGGCCAATAGGCTGTGGGCCGCCATAGCTTGAACACGACCGAAACCGTCAGTGATAGCATTGGTAGATGTGTTAACACCGCCCGAAGCTGTGTAATAGGTAGCTGTGCTTACTGTGAAGTAGGTTGTGCTTGCACTATTAGAGAAACCAGCACCAGAAACATCAGTAGATGTAACGCTAGATGGATTACCAATAAATGCTTGAGTAACACGTTGGTCAACCTTTTCAGCGAAGCTCATACCCAATTCTGTTCCTAGGTTATTAGCTAGGTCGAATGCTGTTGTCCAGCCTAAGAATTTGGAGAAAGCTGTTTGTGCCACTGCAGGAGTTGCAACAACTTCTTTAGCAGTAATAGTAGCAGATTGCTCATAGATTCCGTATGGGTTTGTACCTTGATCGCTATAATCACCATAAGTGATAGGAGCCATGTGAGGAACTTTGTAAGTGTTACCTTGATTAGGCATCACAACGTTGGTTGTGTTGACTAGACCTTGTGATTCGTGCAATACTTGAATTGCACTATTCTGGATTGTTTTTTCAAACGCGGAACTTTCACCAGATGTTCCACCAATAAAGTATGCCATTATAATATCCTTTTATTTGTGAAATCGTCTTATACGATTGGCTTATTCATTGAAACATTCATACCTTTTAATGATCGACCACCAATGCCCTGAGACTCCTTCCACTTTTTCCACCCTTCGAGATCTTGGCTTGCATCAGGAATTTCGTTATCGTTCCTGCCAACACCTTGACCAAAGCGTGAACCAGTGCCGGTTCTTGGGTCATCAACAGCCAACTTAGGACGCTGTCTCAATATATCTTGTGCCAGCACATCTAGACCCACGGGATTCCCGTTTTTATCAAGTCTAGGCGCACCATTCGCACCCTTAACAAAGAAATTACCTGATTCATCAAATTCTAGATTTCCTTCAAATAATGGGGTAGCGATGTCTAACATGTTAGGATCAAAACCCGCCTTGATGGCTGTTTCTTTAATTTGACTCTGTAGTGTTGTCTTGCGAACTGCTTGATCTTTCTGTTCCAATTGACTTTGAAGTCCCTGGATCATATTGCGCAATTCACTGATTTCACCACCTGAATTCTTTGCTGGCTTTGCGTTGCCACCGTTATTCTTATTCATACCTTCAAAGAACTTGACAACATCTTTAGTCTTGCTAAAATCTTGTCCAGTCACTTTAGAAAGTGCTTGAAGAACTTCTTGTTGCCCTGATTTTCTAATAGCACCTAGATTAGGACCATCATTCTGAGCCACAGTTTGTTGCACGTTTGCTTCTGTTGAAGGAGCACCCTGTGTCTGGGTTGGTTGTGCGGAACCGCCGTTTGACTTAACATCCATTTGTTAATTTTCCTTTTAGAGTTTAAGGGGATCCACCCCAGTGATCTTAATTTTAACGCCCAAAGATCAGGGGCGATGAATTAGTTATATTACCTACCCACACCCAACATGACTAATTGGCGTGCAATCGGATCATTGGTGGTTACCCCTTTGTCCTGTATCTCCCCACCATAAATATTGTCTTTCATTTCTTGTTGGGTTTCTGATACTGCATCAGCCGCATTAAAGTCGCTGGCGTTCAATGGTTGATTGGCTGAGTAAACACCAATCTTGGCTAGGTATTCAGCTGTCTTATCTGGTGGAGCAATCATCTTGATCACTTCCTGATCAATAATACTCTGTATCACAGGATTGGTTCCACTTAGAGTTTGTGCTGTTTGCAACAAGGCCATACGGAATTGTAGGTCTTTGTCTTCGTAATCTTTCATGTAGTCTATATCGCCGGCCCATTCTAGGTCCATCCATTTGGCGACTAAAACCATAATTTCTTCTTCTGCGGCTTCCATTTGGCGAGCACGTTGGCTGGCCTTGCGATGTAGCGCACGGCGTTCTTCAACAATTGAAATGCCGGACTGCTGTTGTAGGGCTGTGGTTCTTAGACCAGCACGGCCTAGATAACCATCTAATCTTGTGGTCAATGCATCTTGGCTTTCACGGATTTCTTTAAGGTCGCGAACTGGAACTTCAAATACTTCCACCTGATCCTTGTCACCACGAATAATACCACCACCACCTGCTGGAATTCTAATACCGGCTGAAGCACGAATCATAGGCTTTGAGAAACGCACTGAGTCATATAGTTCTGCTTCCAATTTCAACATTTCACGTTGAACATCATTGGCTTCTGTCAAGTCCGATACACCCAAATCACTGCGTCTTTGATCTTGACGAGCTAGAACCTGCACCACTGGAATAGGCAATCCCATGGGCAATTTATAGGTTGACATAGGCGTAATTTGTTCGTCCATATTCTGTAGATCACCCTGTGTTACCATATAGCGTTCACAGTAGGTAGGATTGCGAGCATCACCACTATACCATAATTTGAATATGGTGCAGTCAGCATCTTCATATTCAATGACCTTTAGATATTCAAAATAGTCACGACCATTTTCTGTGAATATCTTCCAATCGATTACATGTTCAGCAGTGCAATAGCTGAGATATGGACGATTGTCTTTGGCCGCATCTTCTGGTAGATCAATGAATACCCAGGCCCAACCTTCAATGCCACACATAGCGGCCACAATTTCCATTACTGAGGTAAAGCTGTTGCCATTTAGATCAGCATCATTGACAAAGGCTTCAAACCAATCTGGAACACCTGCATCTGCACCAAACATGGTTAGAAAAGCTGGATTGCGAGTTGGTTCTTCTTCAAATACGGTATCAACAATTTCATCTACAATGGCCTTGCAAATTGGCATGCTGGCCACGTTCATTAGTTTGTCACGGAATAGAGCCGCATCTTCGCTTGGACGCTTAATTAAAACATTATTCTTAAATGCTGGACCGCCTTCATAGGCCGCACGTAGGGCCTGCATCTGAGGACGTATGGTATTAATTAGGGTGCTAGGTGCGATAAGATCGCGAACTGTCATGGACATGTGTTTAGGTTCCTAAATTTGTTATCAAGATTATTTATAGAGAACAGGTTCAAATGGTAATTTAATACCAGGTTTCTTCCTGATCTGGGAAGAAATTCTGCTTGATCAGACTCTCCACAGTGGGCATCCCGTCAACCTTTGAACGAGCATTGGGATCGCGCATATAATCCTGTCCAGGTTCAGTAACAGCATGAAAATCGCCATCAATGTATTCGGGCATGGCTGGCTGTTCATGTGTCATTGGGAACAGGTAGTGAATTCCATATCTTAGACAGTCGCCCAAACCGTCTATATGCATATACTTAGCTTCTTTGTATTTGACCAATTGCTTGCGTGTGCCATCCTCATAGTGATAGGTTTCCAATGCATCCAAAAGGTTAGTTTCTGAAGTGGGCACAATCAATCTATCCTGTGCAATAAAGGCATTGGCAGAGTTATCACTGTCCGAAATTAGAGGATTGCTTCTAGCAGTGTTGATAATTCTAAATCCATATTTTTCTAGGATGGTTTGATCCGTAATACCAAATTGGCTGGTGGTATCTCGGTTGACATGGCTACCTGATCGGTCCATAATGGCATTTAGAGGACGGTGAGGGAAGTCTGCACGTATGGCCATGGCCATTTGTTCTGTGCCACAGTCGGTAATGGCATAGGTTTTGAGAACTTCAATTCTACCACGACCATCTCGCATATTACCACCCACAATCTGCGCCACAATGGCACACATGCGTTTCTTGTTAAAGTCATGGAAGGTATAGAGTTCTTTACCGCGGTCAAAGGTAGGTTCATGATGTGCCATGGTTCTACGCCAGGCATAAAAGAATTGATCCTGCACTGATCCCCAATCACACATTAAATCTTTGGCAAATTTAAGTGGGCTCAACAGATATCTTTGTTCTTCAATCCATTTGCGGGGTTGAACTCGCATCTGTTCCCAGGTCTTATGAATAACAATCCATGATTCAGGGTGTGTAGTAGCATGTTGGAACCAATCAAAGAAAGCATTCTTTCCTTCCGGGGTGGAGATAAGAATAAGACGACCTTGACTGTCTATTTGTCCTGGTGAAGGTCTAATACGATTAGATAATTCTTGTAGACTTTCGTCACTGAATTCTGCGGCTTCGTCACAGACAATGACACCTGCGTTGATACCTTTGAGACCTGTTTCCGCTGATAGGCAGAATATGCGTATGCCATTAGGAAAAGTAATAGTTTTGCTACTATTGTTAATATGTTTTTCATCTTCCAATCCCCACATGGTCATACAGCGTTGTTTAAGGTCTTTCCATATGATACGACTGATCATAGGTGCTGTGGGCGCCACATATAAGATATCCTTGCCCTTGTGGAAACTTGGCGTTGTTGCCGCAATAGGTAGCAATAAAGATGCTAGGAAACTCTTACCTGATCCAACAGGAACCACAGCGCAGACATTTTTATCACTTAAGAAAGCCTGCCATACTTCATCTTGTGCGCCAAATAAGGTAATATTATGAGTGTTTGACATTGATATCTATATAATCAGGTAATTCACTTCGACCAAATTGTAGTGTAGGGGCAATGCCTTGTCCATTGCTGGTAATGTCAACCTTGTCGGCCACTACTTTGTTGAGAAATAATTGATCATATTTGGCCACCAACTGTTTATCAGTGTGTAGCGCATTTAGATAATTGTTAGCTAATTGAACTTCAAACGGTATACCTAAGGTATCTTCTAGGGCGTCAAGTATGGCCGCACCTGAGATTTTTTGTATGCTACCTTTAGGACGGCCAGCACCAGGGCGAACTCCCCCAACCTTGGGTTTGTCTGAAATTATTCGATTGTTATTCTCCATAGCTGTATTTAATGTGCAGGCTAGAGATTGGGCTTATTAGTGGAGAAATCGGCAAAATCTTATCACTGGCATCCTCTCTAGGCCGATTAACGAGCCTGCA